AGACTACTCTGAACAACGATAGAACTAAAATTACTATAACTGGGTTAACTGCTAGTACCAGCTATATATTTGACATAAACTATTTTGGTTTAGCTTCTGGTGTAGATCAGACAACGTCAAATGTAATGCAGTATATTCCTATGGTAATTGTTCTGGGTGTTCTTGTTATAAGTATGTTGTGGCTTCTTAGCACAACTGGTGTGCTTGGTAAAGTTTAGGTTGAAACAACATTAACAAATCAAAAAGGAAAAAAAATTATGCTTAGAAATATAACAGCGGTGATCTTTGCGGTCATCACTTTAGTCGCATTTTTGGCTATTTACCCGACAATCATAACTTCTACACAAGCTGTACTAGCTGTAGCTGGATTAACTGCTACATTCCCAGCAGTTGCTAGTATCATAACTTTGATACCGCTTGTAGCAGTAATTGGCGGTGTTTCAATCGCAGGATTGATAGCTTACGTTGCAGCTAAAAAAGGTGGATCTGGCGGATAAAACCAGACCATTACAAAGGAGATATGGAAAATGCTTAATTTAGGATATAGTTCACTATTTTCATTATTTTTAACACTTAGTGTGTTTACAATAACAATGGATTTGGTAGGCAAAATTCCTACTTTATCATTTTCCATACTCATTTTTGCCTGTATTACTCTAGCGTTGTTTTCATTAATATTGTTATGGGAATTGGTATTTACAAGATCATAGGAATTAATGAAAAAACTTTTAATGATTGTAGCAACAATAGTTGTTACTTTTTATGCTCCAAATTTAGCTAGTGCTGATACTCCAATATCTATAGATAGTGCCACAGCTTTTACAGAAATATACGACCCACCAACAAACGTAAATTATATTTTTGCTGTTCGCTATAATCTTCCACAATCCATTTGGTACAATCACTTAGAAGATATAACTGGCTGCACAACCACAACTGGTACTTCAACAATTAAATGTACTTATCCTGATACCTTAAATTCAACATTATTAACTATTGGTATTTATGATAATTCTGGTACAACTTATGGAAGCAACTACACAGAACCATTAACAGTTATTGGCGATACGCTAACTGGATTAAATGTGGATGATTTACCAGACGGAAAAACTTTACAAGAATTATCAGATGATGGGTCAAAAATATGTATTGATAGTTTAAGTACGCATGTTGGTATTCATTGTGCTGATATAGTTATTTCAACTCAAGCTGTAGTAGATGTTGAGGACACATATAAAGCTAGAATGACAAAATACCTACAAGATCAAATAATTGATATTGAACTAGATACAAATTTACCTACCGAAACGCTTATTACTAATACTGGCAAGGTTACTGGATCTGGAGTTTATATAACTAGGCGTGTAAGTCCAAAACTACAACAAGCAATACCAGAGTTGTTTGCTGTTGGTTTGTTAGATATTTTTGGAACTCCAGTTCCATTTTCAACACCAGTTTTAGCTGGGGATTTATTATCAGAAGCCAATACTGGTACATACACATCTAGTATTTATTTAGCTGGGGATCAAGTTGCCAAACAATATTTTGGTATGAGTGGTTATTTATTTTGGGGTTTTCTTTTTATTATGATGAGTTTAATAACTGGTTCTGGTATGTATCTATTATCAGGAAGTAATTTTATGGGAGCAACTATAGGATTTGTTACACCATTAATAGCTGGTGTTTTCCTGGCCCCACAAATATTAACTCAAATAGCTGCTGGATTATTTGTATTAATGATTGGTTTAGTAATATTTATATCAAGGAAAATGCCAAATTGAAATTATTTAATTTACAACTTAAACAAGCAAGTCCATATCTAAGTTATGGCGTATTAGTATTGTTTGCTATTTTTTGTCTTTTCTATGCTTTTTACAATGGCAATAATTGTGCAAGTGCTAGTGTTAATCCAAGTGATTTTTGCAAGAGGATTGGTATTACTATTCAAAATAATGGAGCAAGTGAAACGTATTCTCCAGTAAGAATACCTTTTAATCCAGAGGGTATGACAAGTTTAAATTATGTAGATAATTTTGGAAGCCAAGCGTTATCAAGTGATGATACTTATAATCCAATTAATTATATGAGCCAATCATTAAGCAGCACAGCTAGTGCTGGGTGGTGGTTTGTAATGCCAAGTTTACCTACAGTTACATTAAAAAATATGGAATTTTATGTAGGTAATGTTAATCAATCAGCATGGCGTGATAATGGTTTTTATTTTTATAATAATTCAACATCAACTGATGATGTAATTACTATTCCAAATAATGCTAATTTTAATTTAACTGATAATTTTAATTTAGAAGCTGACGTTGTTTTAACTGGTACATCTGGCTTTACTTGTCCACTAGGCACACCAAGTGCTGATAGTGGTTTTATAATTGATAGGTGGGATAGCAATACTGGTTATGCTTTGGGTGTTGAGTGTGAACAAGGTGTAATGTATAACTTCATTCAAATTGAAGATACAAAGGTTAGGGCAAGTACAAGCACATTTAATACCAGGTATAATTTAAAAGGTAAATATATTGCTCCAGATATAACATTATTAGTAGATGATGTATCAGCTGCCACAGGAACTAAAGCAAGTATGAGCAGTTATAATTCAGATATAACAATTGGTAATGGATTACGAAAAGTTGAAATTTTAAATGCTCAAATTAGTAAAAACATAACAACTACAAATGATATTGAGTTAAGGTATAATTTTGATCCTACAGATGTTAAAGAACTTGAAGCATTAACACCATATTATACTGGCTCAATTTTAGATGTTTCTAGTAATAATCATCATGCTACATATTCTTTAAATAGACCACAAAATTATAGTATAACTATTGCTAGTGCTACTGGAATTGGATTACAACAATTAGTAGATAATCCACAAGCTGATATACAAGTTGTTAATACATTAAGTTCTGGTTTAGCTGTTGTAGGTAATGAAAATTCTAACTTCCCTTTTTATCCAATGCTAAATTCTATTGCTACAACGTCTGGGTTACCTAGACAAATGACCTTTGGTGGATTGTTTGCAGTCCTGGCCATGATAGTATCAAGCATTATTTTACTGGCTACCAGAACCATACCATTAGCCATATTTAGTTATGGTGTTGTTATGTATTTAGGATATTTAAATAATTTTTATGCTATATGGTATGTATTAATAATTATCTTTATTTTGGTGGCAACGTATGGATCAAGTAAGTTTTTAAGTGAGGGATTTTAAATGAATAGCTGGACACCTATATTATTTTTCTCACTTATTGTTGTGGGAGCTGCATTTATAGATATGATTATGCAAACTACTGGATTAACTGATAGTGCTAATCAATTAAATCAATCCATGCAAGTTACAAGTTTATCATTGTCAGATGTTCAACTGGGGGAAGCCAATCCGATTGGAAGTGCTTTTGGTGGCAATATCTTAATGGCGCCGTTTACTTTTATGAGTTGGTTAAAATCATTAACGCTAGATTATTCATGGTTGAACAATGGATCATTCGGAATAATCAGATATGTATGGCTTGGTGTATTAAGTGCATACATAATGTTTGCTGGAATAAAAACAGCAGCAGCTATACTGCAATTTTTACCATTCAGAAGATAATGGAATTTACAAGAAGTTTTAAAAATTTAATAATAATAATAAGTGGATCAGTATTACTGGGATTAATAATGGCAAGATTGTCATGCCCATATACTGATCTACTACCAGCAATAATGAGGTAATAAAAATGCTAAACAGAATAAAAAATTGGAATTATAAAAATATAAATATTAGCCAAAACAATATAGTAACTCTGGCTATGGTTTTATCAATCATGGCTTTAGTAATGAGTATTCCAAGCAGTTCAAATTGTGCAAGTGCTGATAGCTGTACAGTATCATCAACTGGTACTTTTACTGGTAATATGGCTCTTAAATCAGGAACTAACTACACACTTACACAGCAACACGCTTTTAGCCAAGATGTTATAGCTAACTGGCAAGATGTTGGTGGAACTCATACTGGTACAGTAATAATGAAAGATAGTGCTGGGGATTTTAATATTAATGGTGGTGTGCAGCTTGGTAATTCTACAACATCTACAGTCGGTTCAATACGCTGGAATGGTACAGACGTACAATATGTTAACTCTGGTGGCGTTTGGGGAAACATTGACACCACAGCAAGTCCTAGCAATTCATTTGGTGTTGTGGATACTACATCTGGAACTGTTACAGCTGGATCAACTGGCGATACTGTAACCTTTGTTGGTTCTGGTGGTATAACTACAAGTGCAACTGGCTCAACAGTTACTATAACTGCTGGTGGTGGTTCAACACCTATGGAATTTTATGGTCAGATTAGCGATGCAACTTACACCAACTCAAATGATGTTTTCAGGCTCAACGAAGAAATCTTCGACACTGGGAGTTGTTTTACGCTTGGCTCAACTCCACATTGGTATCTAACCTATACTTGCTCAGATACTAGAGTATTTAATTTATCGCTTCTAGTTAATGGTTATGGGGGTGGAAGATTTGATTTAGATCTTCAAGGTAATGGAACAGAATTTTTAGGTTTTGCAAGATTTGAAAGTTATGACAAAGTTGGTTTTACGTTATATAAATCCAATCGATATGTTGGGCTGGTTTGTTTAGAAGAAAATGATTATTTAAAAGTAAATATTTACAATGATAATGACACGATAGAGGGTACTTGGGGAAAGAGCCATTACTGGCTTACCGAAAACTTAACACTTACTGATACAAGTCCTAGCTGCACAAATGGAAAATTTAATTAATGGCAATAAAAAAATCTAAAAAAAGAATAGATGAACAAATTCCACAGGATAGACCACCAGCGTTTAGACCTGATCAAGCTGGTGGCAGTATTGGTGGTTTTGGTAAACCATTAAAACCAACAAAGAAATATTTACTAAAAACTAAAGAACGTGGTTTTTTTGATAAAAAAGTAAAAGTAATAGATGAACAAAAACCAATAGACACACCAAAAACAGTTACAAGAACAAAAAGTAAAAGTTCTGGGGATTTTTTTGATGATTTATCTTTACAAGATACCAGAAAAATTACAAAGGGTTATAGAGGAGAACAACAAAAAAGATCAGCAAAAATAAGAACAACAAAACCAATATCTATACCAAAAAATATTTCAGCTAAAGAAAAATTAAGAATACAAAAAATAAATAGAGAAATAGAAGCAGCACAAGGTGTAAGTACAAAAACACAAGTTGCACAAAAATTAAACCCTAAAGATACAAAAAAATTTAATGAAGCAGCTGGTAATTTAAGTTTATCTGAACAACAGGCCAGGACATTAAACGTATATCAAAATCCAACTGGTATTGCATTTGATAATAAAGCTGTTGTTGTAGGTTCTAAAGTTTTAACAACTGCAGTTGGTGGGAAAGTAATAATTGAATTAGCTGTTCCATTATTACCAAAAAAAGAACAAGATAATATAGAACTTTTACCAATAGATGAAGAAGTTAAAATTCAAAAAGTTATTGAGGAAAAACAGACATTAAGTCCACAAGAAATTTCAGAATTAGCTGAACAAACACAACCAGCTACAGTTACCACACCACTAGAAGAAGAACGTAAAAGAGTAAAACAATCTCCAGTACCAGATGAACGTGAAACACAGATATTAACTAAAGATAAAGAAGATGTTAATCCCTTTGAAGAGCCATTTGAAGATCAGTTAGAAGATACTGGTTTAGCTGATGATCTGGAAGATGATACTGATATTGTTGAAGAACCAGATGAAGTAGAAAGAGAAGTTATAGAAGAACCAGATATTGAAAGACCAGAAGAAGAAGAAATTGAAATTGGTGGCGAGATTGATATTGAAGAAGAAATAGCTACAGAAGACGAAACAGAATTTGAACCAGTTATAGAACAAGAACCATTTATACAAGAAGAACAAGAAGTACCACCACCACCACCAGATGATGATGTACCACCACCAGATGATGATGTACCACCACCACCAGATGATGTACCACCACCACCAGATGATGATGTACCACCACCACCACAGAAAGATAAGGTTACAAAAAGAAAACCACCAAAACGTAAGAAAAAAATAAAATCAAAATCAGAAGAACCTGAAAATATATTTAAAACTCAAAAAGGTAAAAGACCAAATATAGTTAATTTCAAAACAAGAAAAGGTTTTTTTCAGGCTAACTTTAAAAAGGGAACTGTTCAAGCTGCTCCAAAGGGAATTACATTAGACACTAATCAGGGCTTTAAAGAAGATAGCATGAAAGTAATTACCAAAACAGAAGCAGCTACAAAGTTTAAAACTAGACGTGATCCCTTAAAAGCATTAGAGAGAAAAGGTATTATTTAAATGAGGGCATACACAGAATACGTTTTTCTGACAACTATTGCTTTTTTATTGTTCATTAGCTATTTAGTAATAACTGTAAGATCTGATAGCGTTGATTTTGATGTAAGTGGTATCAAAGTACCAAATGAAGCTATAAACAACGTGTACCAACTCTATATTGATGATAACTGCACATCTGGTAGCTATTCTAGTTTTAAAAACTCTGGTAGCTTCTATAGTTCAACAAGTAAAGATATTTTAATTAGTTCTGTTACGCTCCCTACAACAAATGTAGCTAGTGGAATAATCAAGATTGGTTACGCTGATACAACAGTTGCTTGTGGATCAGTACCAACTAATCCAGTTATAAAATACATTAATTCCAGTCCAGATGTGGACAACTTCCTTAAACTTGATGTACTAATAAATGTTCCAGTTAGTAAATATCCATTTATTTATGTATCTGGTTTTGATTATTCAGCTGCTGCATTAGGAACTGAACATTAAAAAAAGCTAATCAATTTGGTGGGAATTGGAAGCACACACATTAGAAAACTGATTAGCTTTAACTTTATTTTCTTACAACTAACAACAAATAACAACAAATAACAATTCAAGTTATTGTAATTATTTATCAATTTCTATATATTTTCTTAAATGGAAGCACAAAGATTTCAAAAATTATTATTAACATTAGAAAATTATCAAAGGCAAGATAGTAAATTTACAGAACATATTTTTGTATTAAAAGAACTTTTAAAAATAAGTACATTTGATTTAAATTACATTGGTCATGCTGGAACACTTTTAATAGGTTCTGAAAATGATTTATCAAAAAGATTATTAGTTAATGGAATAAAAAGATCTAAAGACCAGGTAGCAACAAGTATTAGAGCTTTAAGGGCCAGGAAAATTATTTGGCGTTTAACTAGACAAATACAAGAACCTATAGAATTAAATAAAAAATCCAGAAAGGGTTTTTCAAGTGCAATTTTTATATTACCCACCAGCAAAGAATTTAATCCAGAATTATACAAGAACTTAAAAGCAGCTAGAACATTTAAAGACTTAGATAAAATAATGCTTAAATTTCATACTGTTTCATTAAAGGGATTAAAAGATAAGCAATTAAAAGATAAAATTGTATTACCTAGAAATTATACAGATAAGAAATATAAAGATGTTGTCAGGAATAGTTTAATATCTGTATGGAACGATATTAACAAAGGTTTGGTATTAAGGGATAGAAAAGATAATAAAGCAGTCCAGAAGCCAAAACAAGACGTAATAAAAGATATTGGAAAACAACAATATGTACATTAATTAAAAGCCTAAGTGTATTTCACTTAGGGAAGATACAAGTAAGAACAAAGGTTAGTTAGGATACAGACTTCCAAATAGTTAAGTAAAGAACAAAAATTTTTACAAAATAAAAGAAAAAAGATATAAATAATAGAGAAATAATATTTGGCTCAAAATTTAAAAATGCAAAAACCAAGTAAAATAAAATTACTATCTGATACATTAAAAAATGGTAGCAGCTGTTTTGATTGTGCTAAAAAAAATGCACGAATATTAGAACTTGAAGCCAAATTAATAAAAACAGAGTGCCAGTTAGATCATGCCAGGTCAATTTCAGGTATATATAAAACAAGGAGCATATAAAATGCCAAAAGAAATTTATAAAAAAAATATTAAAAAATTAGATAAAGAAATTAAAAGTACAAGTGAAGACATTTCTAAATTAAAAAAAAATAGAGATAAATTTTATTCAAAAGCTAATTTTAATAAACCTACTACAATGAAAGAATATGAAAAAATTGTTAAAGAAAGTCCTGAATTAGTAAAATTAGCACAAAAAAATGTGAAAGCAAAAAGACTAAAAAGAGAAAATCAAGACAAATTATCTAAAATGGAAAAAAAGGGATTGATTTAAAATGCCAAAAGGTAAAGACTATAATGTTTTTAAAAAAATTGTATTAAAAGCTGAAAATGATAATGAACATGGTCGAGTAGCTGAAATTGTAACATCATTATTTGGAACTCCAGAAGAATTAAAAAAAATAAAACAAATTAATAAAGCACATGATAAAAGGGGTTATATTACTTTAGAAGATAGTCAAGAAAGAAATTCCATTAGTTCAAAATATTATAGAAAATTAATGAATAAATCCAAAATGAATAATGGTTATATGAAAAAAGATAATCTTTATAAAATGGAAAAAAAAGGTTTAATTTAATATTTACTTAATAATAATTTTTCTATAAATTAAACATACAAAGGTTAGTTAGGCTCTACAAGACTATACAAATAGTTCATCTGATCCTACTAAATGAAAAGACTGGTACAGTTTTTGCTTCTGGGCAACAGTACCAGTTTTTTTTATTCTCAATTTAAAAAACATTCTGAATTTTAGATTTTAAAGTTGTCCTGGCCCTAATATCCCACATTCTCAAATTTACCTTACATAGAATTTTGTAAACTCTTTTGCATAAATTACAAATTCTTTAAATATAGATGTTTTAAGTATTGTAATAAATTAATTTCTGTTTTATTCTATTGTAAACATTAACTAATAAAGGAAGCACAAAATGAAATACACAAAAAATGACGTTAGAAAATTACACAAAGAATTAGAATATTTATTATTTTCTTATAGAAAAAATAAAAATAATAAAGGTGTAAATAATATTGGCATGATACCTGTTCATGAAGATAAAGACATAGAGCAGTTGTATTGGCTAATTCGTAATTGTGATTTAGTTAATGATTTAAAAATGCGATTATTAATAAGGGTTGTTGATTGGTTTATGGATGAATACGCTTTAAAAGAATTAACAGGAATTGATATCGTTCAAAATACTTTAGATAACAAACTAAATTATGAGCATGAAAAATAAACCATCAGCATTGAAATACAAAGGCAAAGTTTATGTCATGATCAGTGATACTTGGGCAAATGAAGAATTGGAGAAATCAGATATAGAAGAACTTCATCATTCTGATTTTCATTGCCCATTAAATGATTGTGATTGTGATGTCTTTTATGCCGACTTACACCAAGACGATTGTAACTATAATAATTAATAAACAATACATTAAAAGAGGTTAAAAAAATGACCCCAGCACCTGATATTTTTAGAACTAAATATAAAAATTTACAAAATAAATATATAAGAACTCCAAAAATTATATGGGATCAATTAATTAAAGAATTTAATTTTACTGTTGATTTGTGTTCTAGTGATAAAAATCATTTATTACCTAAATATTATACAAAAGAAAATAATGCTTTATTGCAAAATTGGGATAATGAAATAGCTTACTGCCATCCTATTTTTGATGTTAATATCCCAAAATTTGTAGCTAAAGCATTTCAGCATAATTGTTTAACTGTTTTTTTATTGCCCAGTAGTACAAATTCAAAATATTTTCATAATTATTTATGGGATAATAAAAAACATAAATTTAAAAAAAATGTGCAAATAAGGTTTTTAACAGCTGATAGAAATAGAATTGGATATAAATTTTTATCAGAAGATAATGAAGAAGCCAAATTTGGATATTTAAAACCCTTAATGTTAGTAATAATAAATAACTTAAATAAGTAAATGACAATTAAAGTAGATCATTATTTAACACATAGTGAAATAAAAGACTTAATAGCTGCTACATACAATGAGAATATGGAATTGGTATTAATGTTAATGTTTTATTGTGGTCTTAGGGTGTCAGAAGCGTTAAACATACACAAACACACCATTTTAAAGAATAAACCATACCCACGCATAGTATTAACTGGCAAAGGGTCTAAAACACGTGCTGTAAGAATTACTAATAAAACATTAGAAAAAAAATTAAAATCCAGAATTACTAAATTACCAATAACTAGACAAGCTGTTTCACAACACATTAAAAGAAAAGCTAAACTGCAAGATTGGTATGAGGAAAAAAAATTTAATATAGGTTGTCATACATTCAGACATTCAGCAGCACACTACTTTTTATTAAATGGAGTTCCAATTAATGAATTACAATCTTTTTTGGGACATTCCAGTATTGTAATTACACAGCTATATTTGAAAACAAATGAATTAAATAGTGATAAGTGGAATGTTCAATAATTTAATTGAAAAAATAAAAAGATATTTTAAATATAAAAAAGTAGCTGATAGAACTTGGTTAAAAAAATGAAAAATTATACAGTTAGAAAACTTTTAAATCATGAATATAGAAAATGGTTATTAAAAAAACACTATGCAAAAAGGTTGGCTAATGTTTCTTATGGTTATGGATTAATTGATGAAAATTACAATATTCTTGGTGTATGTACTTTTGGTAGTCCAGTAAACAGACAATTTAATAATGGGGATTGCATATTTAATAATTATAAAGTTAGAACATTAGAATTAAACAGACTTGTTATAAATAGCAATCAAGAAAAAAATTTATTAAGTTATTTTCTTAGCAACTGCTTAAAATTACTACCAAAACCATTAGCTATAATTTCTTATGCTGATCCTAACAATAATCATCATGGTTATATATATCAGGCTACTAATTGGATATATACAGGAAAAAGTTCAGATAAATACATATATCATTTTGATAATGGAGATAGTTTTGATGTTCGTAGGGGTCTGCATAATAAACCTAAAGTAGTTAGGTATGAAAAAGTTAAATCAACATATAGATATTTATATTTATTAGGTAGTAAAAAAGAAAAAAAAGCAATGCTAGAAGATTTAAAATATGAACATTTAGATTACCCTAAAGGGAATAATAAAAATTATGAATGTATTGATATAGATATGAAAATACAACCAGAATTATTTAGTTTTTAAATGAATTATTTAGATTTGTTTAGTGGTGCTGGTGGTTTTCATCTTGGATTAAAAGAAGCTGGAATAAAATTTGATAAAACCTTTTTTAGTGAGATAGATAAAAATGCAATTAAAGTATATAAAAAACAATTCCCAAATTCCATTGAACTTGGAGATATCAACAACATCAATGAAAAAGAATTACCTAAAATTGACGTGGTTACATTCGGATTTCCTTGTCAAGATATTTCAGTTGCTGGATCACAAAAAGGATTGTCAGGGGCCAGGAGCAGCTTATTTAATGAAGCAATTAGAATTATCTCATGGTGTAAACCTAAATATTTTATCTTTGAAAACGTCAAAAACCTTTTTTCAATTAACAATGGCAAAGACTTTGAATACATACTTAGAACAGTTGCCGACATTGGGTATAATGCACAATGGCAACTTATTAATACAAGCTGGTGGTTACCACAAAACAGAGAACGCATATATTTTATCGGATATATTAGAGAAACAAGTACACCAAAAATATTACCTATCTACAACACAGTTAAAAAGTCTATTAAAAAACAACTTTCAAAAAACAAAAATATTTTAAACACGCTGCAATCTCCTGGCCATTCAGCTGGTAATTATAAAGGTATGAATTTAATTACAGTTGATAATATGTATAGAAGATTAACACCAGTTGAGTGTGAACGATTACAGGGTTTTAATGATAATTATACAGCTGGTTTATCTGATACTGCTAGATACAAATTAATGGGCAACGCCGTTAGTGTTCCAGTTGTTAAAGCGTTAGGTTTAAATCTGAAGCATTATTTGGTAAATGAATAGCGTTCTGTTGTGATCTCCCTTTTTTCTTAACACTTAAACCCATAGCTTTTATTAGTTTTGCAAAATGCTTACTTTCTATAATATCTCCGCTATCTTCATTCCATTTATTACATAAAGCCATTACTGGTACTTTTTTTCCAGAATGTACTGGAATAATTTTTTCTTTTAACCATTGTTGAACATGAAATTCCCTTTGTGCTTCTATATTCTCCCTTACCTTATCGCTAGTAAATTCTTCTAATTCGCTGTGATCTATCATGCTCATAGTGTCATAAATTTTATAGAAATCTTCTGCATTATAAATAACTGGTAAATATTGTTGTGAAAATCCGAATGGTGTATTTTCTGTAGATGTATAATAGCTGTTTATTCTGTGGCTTCTAATCATTCCCTTTTTTGCTCCAGTTGTATAAATTCTCATATAAGAAGCTGGGGATATAACATAATCTACTTGTTGTCTTAATCTAGCTGTTAAATCACTTACAAATTGAGTTGTCATATATAGATTAATGTTTTTGTGTCTTAATTGTGTTATGTAGTGAATTAGCTTTTTTAAATAGGTTGCTCCACCAGACCAGCTATCAAAAACAACCTGTGCTTCATCGATAAATATAAAACAGTCTTGGAGATCATTTTCTACAGTATAGGAAAGCATGTCAGCTATATCTAATTCTTGACCAAATTTTAATGCTCCGTTATGAAAAACTTTATAGCCAGACTTCCATTTATGATACATGCAAATAGCTGAAAATAATGTTTTTCCTGATCCCCTGACACCTTTAACAATAACTACTGATGATTGATTTAATACTGCTGCTGGTATCCAATCAGTTGCAGCTGTATTTTTGCTTATTAGTTTTTGTATTTCTGGGGATACTCTATGGTCTGTTGTCATTAAATTTTAGCCATAATCTCACTAGATAAAACAAATATTAAAAATCCTATTCCACCAAGAATGATTAACAATAATCCCTTTTCAAATATTTCTTTTTTAGTGCTTGTTTCTACATACGTTGTTAATCTTTGAATACTAGATTGTTCAGTAATAGCTGCTAACTCTTGTGGGTTTACTGGTATTTCATCATTAAAAAAATATGGATCATAACCAAAATAATTATTGTTTCTTTTTACTAAAACTTTAATTAATTTTTTTCCAATCATTTTTGAATGTTTTTCAGAAATAGTTAAATCAATTTCTTTAGGAATTATTATAAATTCCCAGTTGACAACATTTTCCTTTTCATAAGCTATTAAAACCTTTGTAAATCTTGATGATAAAAAAAGATAAGCAATTAAGGAAAACAAGGCCAGGAAAATTACAAGCATTATATTGCCAAACATCATACTGATCTGGGTTATATAAAGAGATAGCAAAATAAGTAAAAACATTAATCCAATAGCAGCAGTTAAAACAATACTTGTACTATCATTAAAGAAAATATCTTTCTTATTAAGTATTTTTAAAAAAGAACCTTTTTTAATGTATTCATCTATATATTCTTGGTATTTCATAACTTACTGGATATATATGGGAAAACCACCACCAAACCAAGCATAGCTACTGTAGCAGCACCAATAACTAGAACTATTCCAAGATACATTGTTATTTTATCAACTGATTTAGGTTTTTTTTCAGTTTGCATTAATGTATTTTCAACAATCTTATCTTCTATATGATCTTGTAAATCAAAGGCTTCACTATCAACTATAAAATGATTTTCACTTTGTGTTATGGGGTTTAATAAATTAACTTGATTGCTGTTAATAGTTACTGCTGTAGTTTTCTTTTTTCCAAGCAATCCAAAAACAATAGGGTTATTAAAAAAACCAACTTGGTTAATATCTAAAAAATAACTTTGACTTTCATCAATAAAAATTAATTGATTTTGTATTATTTTAGATTTATTAAAAACAACTGATTTGTCATTTTTAAAATTAATTGTTGTTAGGCTCATAATTGATCTAAGTCTTTTTTCTTTTTATCTTGCTGGGGTGGAATAAACGTCATTGTTTGTGCTGCATAGTTAACAGCTAAATGATCTATTGATCTGGATCTAATATCAAACTCTTTTATAATTGCAGCTGATTTACTCCTGGTATTTAATTTACCAGTTAATTTTTTATTAGAATGTTTTATTCTTTTTAGTTCCCTTTGGTTAACTTTAGCCATTACGTTACAAGCGTCTATTACTTGCATTTGATTTCTATTAGCCATTACAGCTGCCTGGATTAAATCTTTAGGTGGTGTTACAAACAGTTTTGGATCAAATGGATTAGACTGGTTGAACATTGGATTACCCATTCTAGCTGTTATATCTCTATTTATTTGATCATCTGGGCTTCCAAAGTTGTTTGTCATGTAATTAACTTCCTTAATACTAGGGATATATATACACAAGTAATCTTAGCACACTAATTAATAAAAACCATATGCTTGATATATATTTCTACTACTACCCTTTAGGGTAGTATATAGGTTATCTATTCTTAACATTTACTGATGTGTCTTGTAATAATAGTGGCTACCTATAAAATTAAATCCTAACAATATTAATGAGGTAAATTTGGTATGTTATTAAAAGGAATGGCTACAATCGGTTTTATGGCGATAGCTTTAATTGTTTCAACTGGAACAATGACAAGTATTAACACACAGACTGAAGCAGCAAGAACTAGAAGTGTTACAGATAGTAATGTTTCAACTTGCACAACTGGTGTTGGTGTTACTCAATGTGAAATTGATTTAACTGAAACATCACAATATAGTGATATATCAGTTAATAGTGGGTCAGTCCTAGAAACAAGTCCTAGTTCAGTAGATCGAACAGATCAGACTACTCTGAACAACGATAGAACTAAAATTACTATAACTGGGTTAACTGCTAGTACCAGCTATATATTTGACATAAACTATTTTGGTTTAGCTTCTGGTGTAGATCAGACAACGTCAAATGTAATGCAGTATATTCCTATGGTAATTGTTCTGGGTGTTCTTGTTATAAGTATGTTGTGGCTTCTTAGCACAACTGGTGTGCTTGGTAAAGTTTAGGTTGAAACAACATTAACAAATCAAAAAGGAAAAAAAATTATGCTTAGAAATATAACAGCCGTAATTTTCGCAGTA